TCTCAGTCTGGCAGTCCTGTTCCTTGCTTAAGGGGGTACGTATCGCCCAGTACCGGGGTTGGGGGACCCAGAGAGGTGGGTCAGAAAGGGGGGGGTTGAGAGTGTGTGTGTGCTAGTGTGCAGTGTGTGTGTGCTAGTGTGCAATGTGTGTGCTAGTGCTAGCTGGCGAGGGCGCTCAGTCGACCACGATGGGACCGTGGAGACGTGTGGGTTCCTGCCAGATGTCGTGTGCTGCGAAGTGGCGACCAGGTCCCAGACCATAGTCCGCCTTGAGGACGGCCTCAGTGCCGCGAGAGCGATACCTGTCTCCGATGCGGAGGTCCTTGAGGGAGTGGGCCATTCCGAGGAGTTGGTCAGATGTAGCAACAGGTAGGTACGATGAAAGGAATTCTTCGTCCGTGATCTTGATGGGTTGCGCATCATCCAGCATGTCGTGTTTGTAGCTGAACTCCTTCTTGACTAAGTCCTCGATGGCCCTGAAGCCTCGGAGGGTCTTGGCACCTCGGAAGGTCCTCTTCCTTCGAGCGAAGGTCTGCTTCATCTCTTCGAGGAAGGGGACTTCCACGCCATGAGCGTAAGAGCAGATGAAGTTGTAGAGGAACTCCCGAGCCCGTTCGGGGAGTGGACCGTACCCTGGTAAATCTCCTCGGCAGCGTCCGAGGGAGCGCAGGAAGACCCCAAGTGCCAAGACAGCCCTATACCCGCTATGGGTCTGAACTATCCGGTGCTTGAGGAACATAGGGCCGTTGGTGTTTGGCCAAATGTCCACGCTCAGGATGTAACCGTATCGGATTCCGAGGAGTTCCACTGCGTCCTTGGTGAAAGCTTGCTGCTGGTGGCAGCCACGCATGATACTAAATAGCACTAGTGTGTTGATGGCCGTAGTGTAGATGTGGCCGGAGGGAAGGTACCGCTCGAGAGGGGTGGCGGTTGGCCCGTTGATGCACTTCTTTCCGAGGTAGATTTTGCACGTGCGCATGATCTGCGCGTCGAGAATGCGCACGAGCCATTGCCAGGAATCGGGAAAGAAATTGGTGAACGTTTCAAAGATTATGTCTCCATGACTGGAGTCGCACCCTGAGATGTCTACGTCCACGCGGTGTAATCCGAATTCGTCGCGTGCAACGAAACTCCCGTCGTCGGAGTGAACGAAGCCGGCAAAATCGCCTTCAGGCCCGTCGGCGATAGTCTGCGCCCATTGGTCCATTTCGGTTCTGTTTACCCTCTTTACGAAGCGCACTGATCCTTCGGGTAAAGTCATGTACTTCTCGAAAGCCTCTTTCATGAGTTTGAGAAGCACGGATCCGACAAGTGTGGCCTTGATTCCGAGATTTACGATCTGGCGTGAAGCCTTTCCGGCCTTGGCCTTTTCGCCCTTCTGCTTGTACTCGTTGCGCGGGGCTTTTTCGTTCAGGTTGGTTAGGTATGACTCGATCTGAGCGAACTTGCATTCGAGCCTCAACTCCTCTCGATTGATGGCGTACGCTTTTCGCTTCTCTGGGGGGGCGTTCTCGACAGCCTCATCGAGTAGCCGGTTCCAGTCGGTCGGAAGGCGGTCGAGGATGTATTGCCGCACGGGTTCAATGAGGTGCTCTGAGTACTCGCGGAATTCCCGGATGTTGTCCTTCTGATTCGCCACACATTCGTCGTGGAGCCCCGGTCGCTCTGGTTTCCGCTTACCGAAGACACGAGTCGACATATTGCGAACGTGCTCCGGGCAGACCAGGTGGGTCTCCACGTCACTAGTGATGGACATGAAGTGTGTGTCGTATCCACCCCCGTGATAGGGGGGAAGTACCGTTACATCCAGGGCGTTGTCTTTCCATCCTTTACCATCGAAGCGCCATTTCCCGTTGAACTCGTATAAGAGTTCCTCCTTTGGTGGGGTGTGGCGCTCCCGGGTGAATCCGTACTTTACCACTTGCCTGGGCGGGGATCCGCTCTGGTAGTAGTCGAGTTTGATGGAGCAGTGTTGGGACACGGCCCGGATGTCGAGGATGAGCATCTTCTGGTACGTG